GCTTTTCCAATAAACCAAGGTTTTTCACAAAAGCATTTTTATCTGGGATATCTGCGCCATTTTGGTTTTTTGCCAATTTACTATTAGCATTATCATAAGCTGCTTTTACTGCTTTGGGGGTTGCTGCTGTAGTTTCATCACTACTGTTAATGGCACTATTAAGTTTTGTAAAACCTTTCTCTGTCAGCGTGGCATCTGGATGATTGCGGCTTTTTTCATGTTTCTGAATAGAGCTATCTACATAATCACGAGTTGCCAGAACGACAGAGGGATCGATTTTCAGCGTTACCGAATCCGTATTGCTAACAATCAAGATCATTCTGATAGTTTGTGTTCTGCCCGAACCTTCCTGTAATTGTGGTTTATAGGTTTCCGGGCAGTTTGCTACTGCAATCAAGTTACCTTCACTGTCAAACAGACCAATTTCACGCATCCACCAACCACCCTCACTTTCAGGGATAATTTGTTCGGCAATAATTTGGTTGGTGTTTACCGGGTCAACGCCTAATGTATTAATTGCAGCACGACGCTTTTCATTAACTAATTTTGTCTGATTGACGTCAGGATCTGGTAATTTACCGCCACCGTCACCAACAGCCATGTGAGTAATATCGACTTTTGTCCCCAAAGCAGCGGCGTTCGCCAGTTTCGCCGCTCCCAGGTTGGTTAAAATTGCAAAGTATTTCATGGTGAAACCCTCAATGTATCTGTCTCGATCAAATGAATTGCAGCCCCTAAGGGAGCATTGTCGCTAGTTGTGATGACGTCAGGGAGATATTGGTAAACAGTGAGGTCATCTCCACTATAACTCGTCGCAGCGCAATAAAATTCGCCTTTAACATCCAGATTGATTGACAAACCTATCAAATGACGACTTACAGGCTTAGCATCAGAAATTAGCCGTTCCAGCTCTAAAAAAGTTTCTTCGGTGATCCCGTTTTCCTGTACCCCTATCGCTAACCGGAATGTGCCCGGTGTTTCGTTGTTCAGCCACCATTCCTTTATTTGAATGAGATAGCCAAGCGGTTCTACTACACGACGGACGGCACCAATGGTTCCCTTATGTTTGTGCAGAAACAGCGAGTTTTTTATCACGTCACGCTTAGTGCTTACCGACCACTTTTCGTCCCAGCGATCAACCGACCACGCCCACGCCAGATAGGGTAATAACTCCTCAGGGCAAGTATCAGGATTCCAGAGTTGGCGAAGTGGTACTGGAATATTCTGCAATTGCGAACACGCCTTAGCAGCAGCCAACTCCAAAACCGTAGAACCTGTTGGTAACAGGCGGTCATTCATCAGAACCTCCCACTATCAAACCTGGATTTGGTTTGGAACAATCAGCAGTTTGTGTTTTCCCTATTTCCAGTTTTGCGCCAGTACAATAAGGAGCTTGATCTTTACACAGAGTTATGTCTTTAGTTGGAGCTCTCAGCTCTACCTGCTGTACTCCTGCGACATGCAACGCAGCATAAATGGCAGATAACCGAATATCTCTCCCCAATTTATGTTGATCTAGCACGTACTTATCCATATTTTGTTGAGCCAATTTACGGATAGGTTCAGATTCAGGTGTCGGGTAGAGATAAAGCACAGCATCAATTTGATATTCCACTATGTTAGCTGACTGCACTTTTACCCGATCGGCAACTGGTCTGACGTTTTCGTCATTAAGTGCCGCAATCACTTTATCCAGTAACTCTTGTGAAGCTACACCTTTGTGCTCTTTATCTTCTTCGTCTTGTTTATCTTTTTCCCATTTCCATTTCCGCGACAAAATAGTCACAGTCACATTGGCTGGTGATGGGCTGATGACGGAAACATCTGAAACAGTTTGATATTCACCTTTGTATTCATTTCTATTAGCATGAATACTTTCATTAACCTTAAGAGCATGATATTCATACGCACCTATTGGCCCTGCAACACTTAACCCTTCGAAGGCTCTTTGGATGCGATCACGGAAGGTACTATCAGGCTCCATAACTGCCCGGGTAACGTTATAGTTCGCTCCTAGCTGGTCTAAATCTCTATTGGTTGCATAGGCCAACATTACTGCACGAGCAGCTTCATTAACCCGCTGGCGCAATATCAATTCCCGGTACGCGTTTTCCTCAAGTAACTTAACCAGAGGTTCGGATTCCAATTCCAATGTTCGAGTAATAGCATCCCGTTGTTCTTCAGGATAAAGGGATATTAATTTGGCTTTACGTTCAGCCAACAGGCTTTCATAATCCAGTGGCTCAACTACATCAGGTGGCGGCAACTGGCTTAGATCAATGGTCGGCATTGTTTTACCTCACAGGGATAGATAGAGAAAACCCCCCAGGGGACAGCTGATAATGACCAGATATATCTACTGTCATTTTGCCGTCTTGTTGGGTATTTATGGTGATAGCTGTCAGATTAATTCGCGGTTCCCAGCGGCTAATAGCGGTATAGGTGGCTGCCATAATTTGCAGGCGTAGAGCCGCGTTCTGTGGCCAGTCAATTAATTCGGGTAACAGAGAGCCATAAGTGCGCCGTTCCAAACGACTACCAACAGGGGTTAGTAAGATGTCGCTGACAGACTGGCGTACATGATCCAGATCCGTCAGGCTACGACCAGTTTGTCGATTCATTCCAAGGTACATCATTATACTGGACCTCCTGTTGTCGCACCGCCTGCCATGACGCCGGTGTGCTGGTGCGAATGTAGGGTTACGCCGTTAGAACTGAGTTTTCCACCTGTGTTTTCAACATCACCTTCCAGCTTAGTTTTTCCTTTTACAGCAAATTCTGGTGTTTGCAGTGTGATGCCTTTGGCTGCCCCAGCTTTTACCTCCAATGCATTTATCCCGACTTGTAGTGTTTTCATATCGATTTTGTTGACTGAAGTCAGTTCGATAGAGTTGATTGCCTCAAGTTTGATTGAATTAAGTGCTTTGAGTGAGATATTTGTTGCTTCAAGTGTTATGGAATCTGAAGCCTGCACTACAGCAGTCTTAATACCTGTTACCTTTAAGGCACTAAATGCTGGCTCATACTCCATTATTGCTCCATCAGGAAAGACAATATGGACAGCTTCCGCAGAAGCAGGCAACGCTGATGGAAATTGATCAGCAAAAGCAGTATCAACAGTTTTTCCAGAAACAGCCAATGGCTCCGGAAATTGATTAGAATAAACAGCTGGCAATACAAAGGAGGTGGTCAATTCACCGCCAACAGATAACAGCAAAACTTGTTCACCACGGCTGGGAGCCCACCAAGTACGGGATTTGCCTGCCCGCATTGTCAACCAAGGCCGCCAGTCAGTTTCGAGATTGCCTGTTGCAATCCGGCACACTCCCCGGGTGGTATCTACCTCGGTAACAACACCAGTTCTGATCAGGTTACGCAATAAGCGCAAAAGTTCTGTTAGTTGTGTATCCATGTTTGGAAAAATGCCATTTGGTGGTTGTGGATTTATGTATGAAAGAATGCCAGCAATGGCAGTTGCCAACATCAAAGAGGAATTGTAAGAAAGACAAAACAAGTTTTTTGAAAAGAGAAAATGTAACAACATAAATTAAAAAGCCCTTCCCATAATCGAGAAGGGCCTTTATGTAATCTGTGCTATTTTGACTCTAATAGTTCAAAAATTTCAAATTTGCGTGGCTTGACTATATATTAAGTATAACGTTCGAGTTCAACTGTTTATTTATCTAGCCAGAAGAATAGATAAGTTTAATTTCCTGATATAGAGTGATAATTCTGTTTAAAAAACATAAACTTAGTATGGATATATTTAATCCCATAGTTGCAAAATAGGTTTCGTTGTAGCTGTCATAATTTCCGGCATCTCAACTTCTGTGCCATGTGGCAGGATTACACCGTATTCAGCCAAACCTGGGTTAACTAACAGTACCTGTTCTGTCATGCTTTGAGTCCGACCATAATGACGCCAGCATAAAGCATCAACAGTATCATTCTGCTGTGCAATTATTTTCATTAGGTATACCCTCTCTAATTTAGTCAATATTGTTAAGTTAAAGTGTTATGGTGCGCTGAATAGTGGGAGAGAACCAGTGAAACAATATTGTTAAGGAAACAGTACAAATGAGAAGCAAGAAGCCACTTTTCAGTGGCTAATTTAATAATTAATCATATTTTCCAAAATTTGCTGAATTCATAGGGAAAATCTATTTTTCAGCTCATTTTCCAATGCAATCATAATCAACTTAGAAACTTTAGATTATTTATCATACAGAATTTCCACATTTATCTACCGTATTTATTCTTCAAGCGTTTCGTGGTAGTTAATAAGTTGTTTTGCAAGTGGTGTCGACAACTCAGCAATCCAAACCAAAGCAAGTTCTTTATCCTCAGCATGATTACATTCACAGCTTGTTGCCATTCTAGCTATAAAATTAATACGTTGCGCTATTACTGATTCCATAAGAAAGTCCACTGACAAACTTACCTCCGCATAACATAACTGTATATAAGAACAGTACACTTTGATTAGAAAAATTTAAAGTGGTTTTTTATCTTTTTTGGGAACTATATTTGATAGTGTTAATATATTAATTATTGTTTTTACTGAAATAATTAATGATTAAAAAGGTTTCTTTTCGATCACAATTCGTTGTAATTAATAAATTTTTCTTATTTTATTGCTTAGAAGATTTTTTCTTTTTATTTAGATGATATAGTTTCACAAAGTATATAGATTGAAATTTATATGCCTATGATGCAATATCCCTTATCGGATCTAATGAATTTATTTGGGATCACTATAGCTCTTAATCAGAGGGCTTTGTGGAGACGGCAAACTCACTAAACTGTACTTTCAATGAAAAAAAACATAACTGAGATAAAAATGGGTGCAGATAGTGGAGGAAAACAAGCTATCGAACGCCTTGTTAGTGCATATGGGTTTAAATCACGTCAAGCATTGAGCGACCATTTAGGCGTGTCTAAAAGTACAATGGCGAACCGTTATTTAAGGGACAGCTTTCCAGCAGACTGGGTTATCCAGTGCAACCTTGAAACCAATGCTTCATTGTTATGGCTAAGCACAGGACAAGGAGAAATGTTCCCTGACGGAGAAAAAAAAAGGGAATCTTTAAAAAACATTATTACTCCGACAATACAGCGCGTTAAATTGGTTGGTGGAAAGTTGAACGCTGATAACCCTGTGACTTTAGATACTCAACTTATTGCCAGAGAAATAAGAAAACCTCTCATTGTAGATAATAATAACACCTGGTATTTGTTGGATACAGAAGAACCTGATGTTCAGGATGGTTTATGGCTAATTGATATTGAAGGGATGCATAGTATTAAAAAGATCACAAAAATCCCAGTTAGTAAAATCCGGGTTTGTGATAACGACGTAATTTTTGACTGTGCAATTAATGAAATTAATTTTATTGGTCGCGTTTACCTAGTGATTTCCAGGTACTGACACACTTTTCAATTGTAAGTAAATTAATTTACTTAGATGTGTAAATCCTACATTGATGGTAATTCGTTACCCAAAAACTTCCAGATATAGTGGATTTCATACACAATAAGTTCTCTTGCCAGTAATAGCTAATTGTTAACTTATTCCGTTGTTCCTTTATAGTATGTATAGTGCGGCGGAAGTTTTTTGCATAGATAAAGAAACTTGATATATTTTGCATAAATTAAGAACCAATTACTTGGATATTACGAATACAAAATTAAACGTTTAACTAGCCGCACTGCAAATATTAATTTGATCGACAATTTTCTTTATTTACTGGAAAATATTTATATATTGTAGATAACGATGTGTTGTAAATTAATGATAACTGTTTCCGTGTGTGGCCTTTTGCTAACAATCTTGCTGCTTGTTGTTGTTCAACGAATGAAAGTGACACTGGCCTGCCACCAATTCTCCCTTGGGCACGAGCTGCTATTAATCCTGCATTTGTTCTTTCAACGATTAATTCCCGTTCCATTTCAGCCAGTGCACTCATAACATGAAAGAAAAATCTCCCCATAGAAGTGCTGGTATCAATGCTATCAGTCAAGCTTTGAAAATGAATACCACGTTCACTTAAATCAGAAATTAAAGTTACCATATTTTTTACGCTACGCCCCAATCTATCCAGTTTCCAAACAACTAGAGTGTCACCTTTTTTAAGTTGTTTTAAAGCTCGCTTTAAACCTGGTCTGTTGGATGTTTTTCCGCTAATTTTATCCTCAAAAATTTGCTCACAATTTATACTTATCAATGCGTTTCGTTGTAAATCACTGTTTTGGTCATTTGTTGACACCCTAACATAGCCAATCTTTGCCATATGTAACCCTACCTAATACCAATATGAGACTATTATTATAGAAACTATCACGGATTAGCGAGTTTTTAAAAACCTTGGTTTGATAGAAACGG